GCCCACACGCCGCCCTTTTCCCGCGGCGAGTGCGTGACCTGGATCTGGCAGCCCGCGCCGAGCACGCGCTCGACGTCGAAGCCGGCCGACTCTTCCTCGGCCGTGAATGGCTTGCCGCGCCACGTCTCGAGAACCTTGCGGAGCGTCGCCTTATCGCTCAGCGAGTTGGTGTAGCGCTGCGACACGGTAAACCGCTCGCCGTCCTCGCTCTCGTCTTCGAGCATCCAGCGGATCTCGATCTTGTGCTTGTCGCCGAACTTCGTCTTCTGCAGGCCCAGATCGACGACGTCACAGCACGCGGCGACGTGGATACCTTCCGGCGCCGGCGTAAACTTGCTTTCGGGCTTCTTCGCGATGATTCCCATAGAATGACGGCGCGCGGCCTCTCGCGTCGCGCCGGCAAAGGTTGTGCTACTTGGTACGCCCGCGCGCGTCGGTCACGACGACCCGCTTTTCAGCGAAGCTAAACGGAACGTTGAACGGATCTTCGTACACAGACATCCACGGATTCACTCCGACCCATGTGTAATGCAACTCGTCGACTTTCACGAATGCGCCATGCGCATCCGGATGCGTATGCTCGAATCTGAAGTAGCACGGCACCGGTATCCGATCGAATGTCACGACGCGGCCCTTGTCGAGATGCGACACGCGCCTTCTATGCCACTTCGGCATCTGGCGACCGACGAGCACAATGACAATGGGCGATCTCCGCGCGCGACGCTTGGCCTTAGCTGCGCGTTTCACTTCCGGCCGCCCTTCTCGGCGTCCTGCATCATGCGCTCGATGTAGCGCCGGGCCGATGCGCGCCGAAACCCGTTACGGATGCCCGACAGCGCACCGACAACGGCCGCGAGCGCTAGCGTCGCGCCAAACGCGATGATGCCGACGCCGAACGCGACCTGCCCAATAAAGATGATGATTTCCAGTTTGCTTCGCATGTCCGCCTCCCATCTAGGCGTATTCGTCATCTTCGCTAGACTCGCGACGCCTGCGCGCGGGTCGTGCGGCCGTGCGGCTACTCAGAAGTCAGCGTCGAACGGATCAGACCGAGGAGCGCGACCGCGCGCGCTGAGTGTCCCGCCCATAAGGCCCGCCGGAGCATGTCGCACGCGACGAGCTGCACGCGTTGCGATCCGTTCGGCCGGATCTTCGAGGTAGCGCAGGACGTCTGCGCGCGCAAAGACGCGACGCGCGGAGACGCCGTCGAGGATCGGTCGGATCGGGAAACAGCCATCAGCGAGCCCTCGCTCGATCGTGCGGCGACCAACACGCAGGACGGCCGCTAGTTCGGCAATCGTGAGCACGAGCGGAAGATCGTACGACACGGTTACAGCGTCCTCGGGTCGGCGCCCAGTGCGATGAGACGTTGACGCGACGCGCGCTTCGGCGAGCGCGAACCGTCGAGCCATCGGGAGAATGTCGCCTGCGACACGCCGAGCGCCGCCGCTGCGTCGCGTTGCGTGCCGTGGTGTTGCACGAGCTGCGTTAGCAGACTCGTCAGCGTGTGCGTCCGTGTGCGCTTCGTCACGGCGCCTAGACTTACATACCGCGTTGTCATAAATCAAGCCCTTGCGCGTGTATGACAATTAGGTATAATGCGCCTCGCGGTCGCCGTTCTGGCCCGCGCCGCCTCGTCCCCACGACAACACGGAGGCCGTCATGCCGTCTCGACTCTCGGCACTGGTTCGCCAGCGACTTCGTCGACATCTCGATCAACTCGTCGCGCGCCCGACACAGAAACAACTCGGCGACGCGATCGATCGCACGCAGACATGGGTCTCGCACTACTTGAGCGGCCGCCATGATGTCGACCTCGACACGCTCGGCCACATTGCCGCGTTCCTCGACATCGATCTCGGCTCACTCGTCACGCCCGACGGCGACGTGCGGCAGCAATTGCCGGAACCGTACGCCGAGGCCGTCACGTTGCTGCAAGCCGTCACGCACGAAGAGCGCGACGCCGTGCTCGACATTCTCAGGTCATTGGCGCGCAAACCGTCGACGCGCCGCGCGAGGTAGTGGCCATGTCCGTACGCTCTCGTACCAAACTCGCGACCGGGATCTATCGCGACGCGCACGGCGTCTCTATCGTCACCTGGCGCCACGGTGAACAGTCCGAGCACCGCGTGCCGTTGAACGTCTACACACTGGCCGAACTGAAAACACTCCGCGCAGATCTCGTCTACCTATCGCGCAAAGAGTCGACGCATGCGGCGCGCGGCACGTTCGCGGCTGACGTCGCGCAGCATCTCGATGCGATCGCCGGGCGCATTGCGCCGACCACGATGAAGAGCAAACGGTCGGAGCTTGCCGCATGGCTGCCGACCCTCGGGCCGATGCGCCGAGACAAGATCACCAGGGCGCATGTCGAGCGCGCGATGGCGTCGTGGCTCGAGCCCGTCGATCGTCCCGCGCGTCGCGTGCGTGGCCGCCTCGTGAAGCCTCGCCCGTGGACGTCGCCGAGCGCGAAGACGATCAAGAATCGAGTGATTGCGCTCCGCGCTGTCTTCCATGCGCTCGACGGCCCAAGGGCCGCGACGCCGGCCGATCGGCTCGACTTGCCGCGACCGATGCACCAGCGACCGCGCGGCGTGGGCGTGGCGACGATCCGGCGCACGCTGGCCCGCCTGATTCGTGCTGAGCGCGCCGGGCATCTTCGAGACGCGAAGACGCGGGCGCGCTTCATGGTCCTCGTCTCGACCGGACAGCGGCCCGTGCAGGTCGCGCGCACGACGCCGGCCGACGTCGACATCGACGGCCGCGTCTGGTACGTGCCGAACGCGAAACACGGCGAGTCGGTCGAGCTGCCGCTGAACGACGACATGCTCGCATCCTGGCGCCTCTTCATCTCGGCCGACGCCTTCGGCCCGTACGACTCGCGCTCGTTCGTGCGGACCATTCGCCGCGCCGGATGGCCGGCCGACGTGCGACCCTACGCGGCCCGCCACGCCGTCGGAATCGCCTTGTCGCGCTCCGGCGTCGACCTCGGCGACATCCAGCCATTCCTCGGCCACGCGCGCATCGAGACGACGCGCCGGCATTACGTACCCGGCCTTCTGGACCGTCTGCGCGCGGCCGGCGAGCGCATCGATCACCGGCTCGACGTCTCGCCGCGCGTGCTGAAATTCGCCGGGCGCATGGAAAGCCACATGGAAGTCCGGGCGCAAGATGTAGACCGCGCGAAGGTTACGCGCAAGGCGCGGTAGGCTCATAACCCAAAGGTCGCGGGTTCAAATCCCGCCCCCGCAACCACTCGCAGTCGACGAAATCACAAGCAATTCGCAGCCTTCGCAGTCTCTCTTCTCTCAACGGCCGCCACGCGCGGCCGTCTTTTTCTCTGCGCGAATTCTGCCCGAAACCGTCACATTACGTCAGCGTGCGACGTGGCGACATGGAAGGCGTACATGGAAACGGCGCCGGCCCGGATCGCTCCGAACCGACGCCGCAGGAACGGCCGAGATAGCCCGTCAGTTACCCGACGAGCCGGGCCATGAGGCCCACGCCGGCGAGTGTGCCCGCCGCTGCCCCGGCCGCATACCAGTACCGCCCGCCAGGAACACCCGAGAGCGTCGCGGCGCGCGCGTTTGACCACCACACCCACGAGATCGCGTACGCGATCCCTACGGCCGCACAGAGGCGCCACGGGCCGTCCTGACGCTCGTACGCGGCTATCGTGACCGACTGCGCCGAGACGAGCAGCACCTGTAGCGCGGCGCGTGCGGCAAGCCGGAGACCGCAGGTCACTTGGCCGGCTTTCGGAAGATGGCGTACAGGTCGCCGCGGTCGGCAAACGAGCGACAGTACGCCGTCGTGAATCCGCACGCCTCGGCCATCGTCACCAGCACGCCGAGCTCGACGTTGCCATAGAACTCGCCATCGCGCAGCGCGCCGCCGTCGACGGCCGAGTGAGGCGCGCGGCCCGTGGTCGCCATCGTCACGACGAGCCGGCCGCCAGGCATGAGCACGCCGAACGCGTTCTCGACGATCTCCGGCCATTCGGTCGTGTGCTCGAAGACTTCACACGAGATCACGACGTCGACCGCGAACGGCGGATCGACTTCCGGGCCGTCGACGACTTGATCGACGCCAGGGCCGGCAACGAGATCGACGCCGTGGTACCTGTGCGAGCACGGATAGCCCTCGCCGCGAATGTCGATCGATCCCGTGCCGAGGCACTCGCCGCACACACCCGCGATCACGTCGCGCGCCGAGCCGTTGATGTTGCGCGAGCCGATCTCGAGAACGCCGTATTTCGGCGGCTCGGCCGTGAACGTCTCGCGGAGAAACTGCATTACTTCGGCGTGCATGGCTACTCCTTCGGAAGGTCGTCGAGTGATTCGGGAAGCAGGCCCGCCCGGATGCGTTCGCGCGTCTCGATCAAGCACATGAGATTCCACGCGGCCGCCTCGGCGTGCGGTTCGTCGGTCTCGTTGAGCATCACTTTCGAGAGATGCCGGAAGGCCGAATCGGCGTACCGCGAGAGCGGCTGCCCCTTCTCCCAATTGCGGTCTCCATACTTCGCCGCGCCGCCCTCGAAATGCTGCGCGAGCTTCGTCAGCGCGCGGAACGGAAGCAGGTCGAACCGTCCCTTGCCTTCTCGCGTGTCGCGGCGCGATCCCGTGGCGAACTCTTCGCGCTTGCCGGAGTCTTTAATCTTGCTCACCGCGCTCCACCTTTCAGCAGCGACGCGCCGCCATTGCCGAGCCCACACACGGCGCCGTACTGCTTGCACAGTGCGAGCGCGGCCGCTCCGATACGGTTCGCGAAGGCCTCGTCGGACTGCCCGCGATAGAAGTAGAACGCCGGCCCCTCAAAGAATGCCGTGTGCATCGGCCGCCATCCGTTGATGTTCGGACCGCCGACCGGGATACGCACGACGACATCGCGCCATCGGTTCAACCAACACGCGCCGTCTTCGATGTCGCATCGGTCATCGTTCGGCCGCACCGCGTCGGACTGATAGAGCAGGCCTTCGACGAACTCGCCGCCGTGACTTTTCCACATGCCCGACTCAGCGCCGGCCCACGGATCATCCGACTCGGGGGGATTCGACGAGGCCGACGCGCGGCCCGGCGACAGATGCGCCCAGATATGCGGGAAGCCCAGATCGTGCAGCAGCGTCAGCGCGACCGAATAGTCGGCGCTCGTCGCATCACTGGCGCGCACGAGCTCCCATCCAGGCACGACGAGCACATGTGCGACATCGTCGCCGAGCGCAGCGCGAATGCCAGGCCAGAACTTCCGAATGCGATCACGGAATCCGGCCTCGCCTTCATCGAGAAATAGGATCGGCGTCAATGCCTTCCCGTTGGCGCCACGCGTCGATAGGATCTCGCGCACGATCGCCGCGAGCCGTTGCGGCTGATCGAGCAGATTAAACGCCGGGATCGGCGAACCCGTGTATCCGGCCTTTGCCGAAATGGCGACATGCGTCGATCCGTCGGCGACGAGTCGATCGAGCCAGTCGCGCCGCTCGTCGTCCGGCAAGGCCGGGTAGAACGCCGTGAAGATCACGCGCCCCTTCGCATCGTGCAGGTTACAGAACGACGCCCGGATCAGGTTCCGCTCGTCGTCTGAGGCGAACTCCGGCGCCGGCGGTTTCGGTCGCGTTACCGTGATCCGGGTATCCGTGTTGGCGTTCAACGTAACGGATGCCGAGGCCGCGCCGAATGCCGTCGACGCCGTGGCCGTGTATGTCCCTGTAACGGCCTGTGCGGCCGTGTAGCCGTCGCCGTTCGTCGGGCCGAACGTCACGGCCGGGACGGTCGCGATCGTCGCCCCTGTGACCGGCTGCCCGGCGTCGTCGACCACTACGACGGCCCAGGTGAACGACTGCGCCACCGGCACGACCGGCCCCGGCTGCGGCGCCGGATGCTTCGGAACGCAGGCCGACACGATGACGGCCGCGAAGATACTCACCCACCACTTACGCATACTCTCCCCTATCTGCCCGCGCCTCTAAGCGCAGGCGTCATCTACCGCGCCTGATCCCACCATCGCAAACGAATCGAATTCACGTCCGTACGCCCGTCGTGCTGCGTCAGCGTCACGTAACCGCGCCGCTGCGGCCGGCCGCCGGCCTTCGCGTCGAGCTGATAGCCGTGCGTCTGGCACATGCAGCCGCCCTCGACGAGCGTTTGATCCGACAACCACGGGAACAACCCGAGCTGATGCGTGTGCGCCTGCACGAGCACGCGCCACGGCTTGAGGCCGAGAATGTCGGCCCGGTCGGTAAACCATTCATGCACGCCGCGCAGCGTCGCGCCAGGCACGCGCGAGAACTTCTCCGCGTGCGCCGTGATGAGGTCGCCGTGCTGATAGAACCAGCTCACGGCATGGCGGCCGACCGCGTGGCGCGCAATCTCGACGTTTGGGTACCGCTTCGCCATCACCGACACGACGTCGAGATTACCGCCAGACAGGTACTCGACAACCTGGACGACTTCGGCCGGGAGCATCGTGCGTAGCTGCTTCTCGAATCGCGGCCGGTCGTGGTTTCCCGTCACGAGCACCACGCGCCGGAACGCGCGCGAGAGCTGGCCGAGCAGTGCATCGACCGCGGCGAGCTCCTGTTCGACTGGCATGTGCTCGTACTTTGTGAATCGCGAAATGCTGTAGAAGTCTTGCAAGTCGCCATTGACGATCAGCATGTCTGCCGTCTTCGACTCGCGCACGATCAAGTCGGCGACGAGCTCGGCCTCATGGAATGGCGCGTGGAAGTCGCCAGCGATCACAATCCGCTCGACGCCGTCGGCCTTGCGCGCCGGCTTCGTCTCGATCGGTCGCGGCGTGCGGCCGATCCAGCGATCGAGCTCATTCCACGCAGCGTCTGCGGAGATTGCGATCGGATTCGACGCAGGAACCGCGCGCCGAGAGCGCTCCGGCTCGGCCACGGGCACGCCGTTTTCTTTCGCCCATCGTCGCGCCCGCGTCCATAGGTTCGTGATCGTCTGTGCTGGCGCGCCGAGCGCTTGCGATGCGGCCGCAGTACTGCCGCGGTATTGCTGGATCTGTTCGAGCGCTGCGCGAAAGTCTGTCTCGGTGAATCTGCGGCCTGTTGGCAGAAAACCCCCGGTTACTCGTGTTAGTACTGCGTGCCCTTGCGGCGTTGAATATGAAAGTGCGGCCCGGTCGCCTTCGGATTGAGATAGACGATCGCCGCGAGTCGCGCGTCGGTCGGCTGATCCGGTCGCTCGTACAGCACATCGAACGGCGCATCGGCGAGGACGGCGAGCGCCGCCTCGAGCGCCGCCTTCATCGCGAGCGTCTGCGTCGCCGTGTATGTGTTGACCGCCAAGTCGAGCGCCTCGCCGAGCGTGTGCGGATCGGTCGGACCGTGCGCCTCGCGGCCGCACGTCACGATGATCGGCATGCCGGTCGCGTTCGCCGCCATGACGCAGGCCGCCGCGATAACGAACCCGGCCGGAGCAAGGCCGTCGAGCTTCACGTCGGCCTTCGTAGAGACGAACGGGCGCCTCATCGGTGCGCAAGCCACTTACCGAGCTCGAGCAGCCCGGCCACGACCGACGCGCCGACGCTGCCGGCGATCACGCCGGCACGGCCTGGCGAGCGATCCTCAAGCACGCTTACGCGCGTTTCGAGCTTGCCTGTGCGCCCGTTGGCCGTCTTCTGCGCCTCGGCTAGTTCGGCAACCTTCACCGTCAGCGGCTCCATGTGCGCCAAAAACAGCTCTTTGGTGAGCAGGTCGACCGCGTCGTCGATCTTCTTCCGCGTCGCCATTATTCGACCACCGCCTGCAGCGCGCGCACCTTGTCGCCTTTCGAGAGATCCGCGAACACGGCGTCGGGATCACTCTCGATGCGTGCGACGCGCGATTCAGCAGCCGCACGCGCGCGCGACGCCTCGATGATGTTGTCGAGCGCCGACCGTACCAGCGACATCGCGCATTCGTGTGCCGTCATCGCCACGCGCGGCACTGGCGGAACTGGCGCCACGGGCGCCGGAAAGTCGTCCTGCGATGCGTTCGGATTCTGCTCGACGAGCTCGTCGTGCCGAGCCTTTGCGAGCGCGTAGTCGAGCGACGCATGCGCGAAGGCGTCTGCCGCCGCGGCGTTCTCGGTCGCCGCCGACGCAGCGTCGACTTTCGCCAGATACGCGCCCTGTGATTCGATGGCCGACACCTCGTCGGCCGTGAGTCCGTCGATCTGCATGTCGTCTACTCCTTAGCAGGCGCGATCGCCTGCGGCGCCGCGTCCAGCATGTTCAATACGTCGCGCACGGCGCGCGCGTCTTTCGTGTGCGATTTCGCGACGCCGGCGTTGACGGCATCGTTGAGCATGCGCCATGAGCGCGACGCATCGAGCATCATCGCGCAGGGCTCGTGCAACGAGCGCAGGAAGATTGCCTCGCATCCGGCCACAAAGACGGCCTTCAGCGAGTCCTCGCCACGCTTGGCGCGCGCGGCGTTCTCGTCGGCGATCTCTCGCAGCAGTGTGTCGGGCACCGATCCAACGGCCTGCGCAGCAAGCAATGACGCTGCAGCGATCTTGTTGAACTCGTCGTCGATCTCTGCCTCGATCAGAACATCTGCGCGCGTTCGGTTTTCCTTCAGGCTGCACCCGATTTTGTACAGGCCGTGCATGGTGTAGAACGCGCGCGCTCCGTTCACGCCCTCGAATGACAACGCCAACATCTTCGCCACCGTCTCGACTCCTTCTCGGCGCCACCGCGCCGGATGCTTCCCTATCCTACATGACAATCGGGTATATTACGCGCCCCGATACAAATAGATCGACCATGCCCAATGCGCCGTGCCTCCGGCGATTATGCCGCCGTAACGGAATGCGATCTGCGGCGCGCTCAAGATCGACGTCGTCATGGTCTGCAGGCCAGATGAGAAATTTTCCGTGGCGCCAGTGCTGAATCGAACATTCGACGACATCACGGCGATTCCCTTCGGGTCGACTTTTGACGGCAGCATCCACGCCCGCCCCGAGTAGCCGGTTCCAGATACGGGCGCCTGGCTCGCCGAAATGAGCGACCCCATGTTCAGCGAGTCCGTTACGCTGTAAATCTGAACTGGTCCAACCGAGTTTTGCGTGACGGCCTCAAGCGACCAGACGATAAGGATCTTATCCTTTGCGTCGAGCGTCGGAAGCGTAAACGTATCGAGGTTCGCCGCACTGCCTGATGTATTTGTGCCCGACGCCGCATAGAGGCGATCCACTCCGATCGACGCATACTCGAGCGACGTAGCGCCTGAATTCACGCGCAGATACTGAAGCGCAGAGCCCTTGGCGAGTCGCGAGTACTGCGTGCTCGACGACGCTACGAGGATGTCGCCGGCCGCCTGCGACGCGACCGACAGGCCTCCAGATCGCACCGTGGCGAGCGAGCCGACTGAATCGTTGAGCGTGCCGGCCGTCAGCGTGCCGGCCGTCGTGCCGTCGCGCTGAAAAATCTTGAGCACGCCATCTGTAGCCGAGTCGAGCACAACTCCGTGCGTGCTGTCGTACTTGAACTTGATCTGACCATTCGCGCCAGTGCCGAGTAGGCCCGCGATATTGCCGAACGTCAGTCCCGTTGCTCCCGTTCCAAAGGACACGGCGTCTAGGTTGTTTCCTCCTGCCCCGCCGATCGAAAAGTACGCATTGCCGCTTCCAACAACGAACTGAACCATCCAGCCCGTCCCGTTGTAGCGCACGATCGCCTTATACGAACCACTTCCCCCGGCCGTCACGCCTACGTTATTCGTATTACAATCGGTGATGTATGCCTCCTGGCCGGCCGTAGGAGACGCAGGAAGGCTCGCGTACGTAGTCGCAATCGGCAGCAGCGAGCCGACACCGAGCAGGCCTGGCGTCGTCCCGTTCCACAACTTCACCGCGTTTGCTGCCGTGCGCGTGAAGTAGGCATCCGACCATCCAAACGCCTTCGCAGACGACCAGAACCAGTCAGCCGTCGGCGCCTTTGCCGTCGTGTCGAACACGGCCGCGTACTGTGACTCCCAGTGATTCGCGTCTGACGCGGTCGGAACGTTTCCGGCCGACCATGATGTCGGTGTATAGCTCATCGGTTAGTACCCCAATCGAGTGTCGACGCCGAGCGCCGACGTGCCGAGAATCCAAACGCTCTCCACGTCTGCCGGAGCGAGCGTCCACTTGACCGACAACACGCCGCGCGCTCCGAGGTCGCCTTCGACGCCGTTGATAAAGAATGCCTGAGTGCCGGACGACGACAACCCCGTCACCGTCTCGTCGAGCGCGATGCGCGAGGAGATGTCGCAGTCGAGCGCTGCCAGCATGTGCGCGTTATCGCGATTCGCTGCGAACGAGACCGACGTCGCGTAGGTTCGAGACGTGGCGCCATATAGCGCGACGAAGTACGACGCGACCGACGACCCGGTCGACGGGTCGTTCTGATACGGCATGTCGACGCCGAGCACGTTGATGCCATACGTGGCCTGCGACGCCGTGTTCTGCGCGACCATCACGGCGTTCTCGTAGTCGTAAATGCCCTTCCCTCGCACGCGGAACGACGTAATATAGCCGTCGGCCGATCCCGTGTTCTGGATCGTCGCGTAGAAGCCATTGCCGCCAGCAGAGAACCCGGCCGACATCGTCACAGACAGCGACGACGTGAGATCAGTACTGCTACCGTCGGACGCCGCGTTAAACGTGTAATCGGTCGTCGCGACCGGCGTCTGCATGTCTGTGCCGCCGACGCGAGAAGCGAGCTGTAGCGGGTCGACGTAGCCTCCGAAAAGCGACACAGTCTCACCGGCGCGCACCTGCGTGATCGTTCGCAGCGTGAAGAGCGTCACGTAGGACGTATCAACACGGCGAGGGTGCACGGTCGCCTGTACGCGATTCAGCACGAGATCGCGCCGGCGATTCACCGCGAGATCTGTCATCGTGTTTGACAGCGTCGCCGACACCGTCGTGCGCGCCGGGCGCGACGTTCTGTTCTCGAAGACGAGCGATCCGTCGCCCTTCACGAAGAGCTGCCCGGCTTCCGACATCACGAGCTTCTGAAACTCGCCGAGCGCGAACGATGATTCGTCGCGCGCCGTGTCGAGCGCATATGCGAACGTCGAGCGGCCAGTATCGAACGACGTCGATTCAGGCTGCAACGGCATCGTGGCGAGGATCGTCGAGATCACCTGATCGGCTCGCTGGCTAGTCTGCGTTCCGATCCCGGTGATCTTGAACAACGCGGCCTCTTCGAGCCAGTCGTACGCCGTGCAGACAACGCGCCGATCACGATAGCGACCTGCGGTTGGAGTGATCTCCTCGACGCGCCCGATAAATACCGTGCGATACGAGCTCGCGTACGACAGGCGCACGCGCACGCGTATGCCGAGATCGAACCCGGACCGGCACGACGACGCGCCGGGCGAGTAATACCCGATCGTCGACGACGAGTTACGCTCCGAATTATTGAGCGAGAATTTCAGCGAACCAGGCGTCGCCACGCGATCGAGCGGACCCGATCCCATGATGCCGCGGCGCCACTTCACGCGGTCTGCCGCGATCACGTCGGACGTTACGTCGGTCCAGCCGAGCCCGTAGCCGGCGAGCTCGAGCTCGACCTTCCACGCGTCGAGTGAAACTGCCATTAGTGCGCCGCCAGTAGAAGGCCGTCGCGCACGGCCTTGGTGATGGCCGTCTGCATCCCGCTCATGTCGTCGCGCAGCCCGCGCAGCTCGTCGAGCATCGCCGGATCACTCGCGCCGCCCATTTCGGCGAGGAAGTCGCCGAGCTGATCGCGACGCACGACGGCCTCGTTACCGTGCAGCACTGCCGACGTCCCTGATCCGAAATTCTTGAACCATGCGCCGCTTGGACGCGTTCCCGTCGCGAATCCGACTGTCGTCGAGTCGTTGCCTCCGCTCGTCGTGATGTCGCCGTTAATGCGGAAATTCCAGTCCTTCGGGATCGAGTCGAACGACGCCGTGACGCGCTTCGCAGCGTCCTCGGCGGCCGATGTCATGCCTCCGGCCATCTTGTCGATCAGGATCTGGATCTTGTCCGCAACTTCCTTCATGCGGTCGGCGATCTTCTGGAACTTGTCAGCGACCGGATCGCCAAAGTTGATCTTCGACATATCTGTGATCTTGTCGCCGTTCTCGTCGGTCAGTTCCCCGGCTTCGATCAAATGCTCAATCCACGGGCGCATATTCTCCGGGATCGTCGTCCCGAACTTGATCGAGTCATTGACGACGCCGCTGATCTTACCGGCCATGCCGTCGAGTACGCCGTTCACGTCGGCGCCGCCCTTCTGCATCGTCGCGAAGTCGTCGATGATCTCCTGCGCACGCTGCGCGAGATTCGCCTTCTGGAACGCAGGCCCCATCGCCGACAGCGAGAGGCCGTACTTGTCGGCGATCTTCTGCATGTCCTCAAACTTCACCGCGCTCGAGTCCTGCAGCCCGGTCAATTCGGCTTTCAAGTCGTCTATCTGCTTCGTGATGTCGGCGTACTTCTGCTTCTGATCGGCGAGAACCTTGTTAATCGCCTCCATCGCAGCCTTACTCGCGGCCGGGTTCTTGTCGTCCCAGAGCTGCTGTACGACCGCGTACGCCTCGTCTGCAGACTTGCCGACGGACAGATATGCGTCGCGCACAGCGATCGTAGTCATCTTCCAGCCGACGCCGCCGGCCTCGGCCTTCTGTGCGGCCGTCAGCGTCGCGTCGAGACCGGCCTCAAAGTCGTGGATTGACTCGCGCGCCTGCTGCACTTCCGGCGACACCGAGCCGAACCAGCCAGAGATCACGCCGCCGATCTTGCCGAATACCGAGCCGATCACTGGACCGATCAGCGCGCCGATACCGGGGATCATGTCGGCGAGGCCGGTGCCGAGCATCTCGCCGAGTTTTCCACCGACCATGCCTCCGAGCGCGTTCGCGCCTTTCAGTAGCAACGATCCGAGCGGACCGTCGCTGCTAAAGAGACTCTTCGACAACACAGATCCGAGCGTATCGGCAATGCTTCCTCCGCCGTGGATCGCGTTTACGATGGCCGAAGGAAGTTCGGAGAGCGCAGTGCCCCACCAACTCACCGTCTTCGTAGCCGCCTGGCCTGCGTCGCTCACCATCTGGCCGTAGATGATCTCGATCTGCTGGCGGGCCTGCTCGAAGACTTCGGGCATGCTCTTCTCGAGCGGATTGATCGCGTCGAGCTGCTTATTCGCCCATTCGGTCGCCTTCGTGACGGCGCGCTCATATGGCGTCGAGTAAAGATCGAGAAGTTGCTTCGAGACGTCCGACGCGGCCTTCAGTCCGTTCTCGTCGGAAGTGCGCTGCGCCTTCTCAAGGTCGTCGATTTTCTTGAGCGTGCGCGCCGTGTTTTCGTCTTGAATCTTGCGCGCCTCGTCGTCGGCCGCTTTCATGGCCTTCTTCACGGCGTCGGGTATCGTAACGAGCTTGAGCGTCTCGTCGTAGACGGCTTGGATCACGGGAGGTACCGTCTGTCCGAGATGCTGATAGTGAGACACCAGGTCGGCGACGTCCTTAGCAAGCGCCTTTTGCGCCTCGCTGGACATGAACGCGACCGCGACTCCCTGCGAGAGATACTCAACGAGCAGCTTTTCCTGATCACCGAGGCCAGACGCGGCGTACTTGCTCGCGAGCTTCTCGAGCTCTTCGGCATGCTTCTTCTTCGCCTCTGCGGCCGCCTTGTCGGCTTCCTCCTGTTTGCGCGTCTGCTCTTCGAGCACCTTGAGGACGGTTTCCGACACCTTGAACGTCGACGTTAGTTCGTCGTTCTGAATGCCGAGCTTCTTCGCCGATTCGATCTGCTTGATCACGGACGGGTCGAGCGTCGCGATCTTCTTGATCACCTCGTCGAGCTCGGCCGTGTAGTTGCGCTCCGTCTGCGCGGTCTCGGTATTCTGCGCGGCCGCCTGCTTTGCCGCTTCGGCGCGCTCTTTGACCTTCTTTGAGAGGATTTCAGACGTGTCGACGCCAGCCTTTTGCAGCGCGAAGAGCTCCTGCTGCTCTTCCGCGCTCAGCTTCGACATTTCGTCGCGAGCGAGCAGCCAGTTACCGATCCATCCAGTGATCGCCTTCCCGGTGTCGAGCTTGAACCGTTCCCAACGGTCGCCAGCCGCGTCGAGCGCTTTGATCTGCTCGTCGCCCATGATCTTCGCCTGATTCGCGATCTGGACGAACCCTTCCTTGACAGACGGCGCAATCTCGGCCCACTTCTTACCGAACAACTCGGCGCCGATGCGATTGCGGTCTGATTCGCTCGTTACCTTCTCGAGCGCGCCAACGATAGCCATGAACTGCTCGTCTGGCGACATCGCCTTGATCGCGGCGTAGTCTAGGCCGAGCCGTTTAAGCGCGTTGCTATTCGCGTCAAGGTTCTTCGACAGAATGAACGCGGCCCCAGCGAACGTCTCAACGTCGCTGCCGGTCTCGGCGGCGACGTACTGGAATCGCTGCAAGAGCTCGAGCGATACGCCCGTCTTGCCTTCCAGGTCAGTCAGCTTCGACGCCGCCTCGAACGACGACGCGGCGAACTCGTACAGCTTCTCGCCTGCGCGCTCGATGAGCGAGCTAATCGAAAACGCCGCCGTCAGTTTGGCGAGCGATTCTGACATGAACCCGGCTTTTTCTCCGGCGTGCTGCGTCTCGTTCGCGACCTTGCCGGTTTCCTCGGCAAGCTGGCGCATGCCCGGCGAGACCTCTACGCCCATGCGCTGCGCCTTATCGAGCGCGGCCGACAGCGACGCGTACACCTTGCGCGCCTCGGCATCGGTCAGGTTCGACGCGCCGCCGATCTGCTCGATCGCGCGAGCCGTCAACGTCGCGTCTGCGATGATCTTGTCGCCGGAGTACGCACGCGTCAGCCGGTCGAGCGAGTCGCCGACCTGCTTGTTTGTCCGCTCAAAGTCGCCGAGCTTCGCCTCAGCCTTCGACACCTGATCGAAGAATGAGTCGAAACGCGCGACGAATGTAGCGGATACGGCCATGAGTCCCCCGGCTTTAGGTGTCTTCCCGTTCGTTGCTCTCCTGCTCGAGCCTCTCGATCAGGACGTCGATCACATACTGCGGCGCGTCGATGTAGTCGCGCCAGGTCCATCGCATCGCGCGACACACCGCGAGCCCTAGCTCGACGAAGTGCCGCTCGTCGCGTTTTTTCGTTCGTCCTCTACGCGCTTGATATGCGCATGAATCGCCTTCTCGATTTCGTCGTACGTGTCGACCGTCAGCGAGTCGATTGCATCGGCCGAACACTTGACCGGCTTGTCATCGTCGCCCGTGAACGACCAGTCGACGAGATACGCGACGACTTCGCTTTTCCCGATCATCGCGAGATCCGGCTCGAAGCGGCCGTCGGATCGCATCGTCTTGACCGTGCGCGCCATCGCTGCGCGCTGCTCGCCGACGGTGAGCTCTCGCTTCACCTCGATCCAGTCTTCGCCGCTCAACGGCAGCCGAACCACTTCAGGACGCACAAACCGCGATACCTTCGCCATTACTGCTCCATCTGGCCGAGCGTCGCATGCACGACGCCGCCGTCAATCTGCAGGGTAAGAATCGGACACGTCACACGCTGGCGTCCGACCTGTAGTACCGCTTTCAGAGGCGCCTGCGCTGCCTTGTAAGCGTCGACGCTAGCGAGTTTGCCCGTGAGCGTCGATCCGTCCGCGCCTTGCTCGAGGCGCCACGGGCCGAACGTCGCGGCCGTCATGTACGACCACTTCAGTTCACCCGTAGCGCCTCGCAGTTCCATCGGTCAGCCTTAGACGCGAGTGACCGTGCCGGTGAAGGCGAGCGCCGCCTTGAACGACACCGCGCCGCCGACGCTGTCATCGACCGAGACCGACTTCGGCCACACTGCGCCGTACCAGTACTTCGCGACCGAGACGCCGGCCGGGTAGAGGTACGCGTTCACCGTGCCGCCAGACTGGTTCTGATCGAATGCCGAGAACGGCACGAGCGCATCGTCGGCAAAGTAGCCTGACACCGACGCATTGGCGCTCTTCGTTCCGAGCACGGACGACTTCCACGAGTCGCCGATTGCGGTCGTGTCGGCAGTGTCGGTGTCAATCGACAGCGACCACTGTGTGAGGTTCACGACGGTCTGCGCCGCCGAGCCATTCGCCGCACCGAGCAACAGAGCGCCCCCGCGGCCGTGATACTTCGCCATGTCCTTACTCCTTCCGCGGCGACTGACGCCACGCTTGAATGTCCGCGATCATTTGCCGTGCGCGTTCGTTCCACGAATCCAGCGCGACCGTTGCGCGCGCCTTCTCGCGGCAATACTCCCGACGCGCCGGATCGGCGAGCAGCGCGCGGATAACCGCGCTCGCCTCTTCCGGCGTCGTGAAAGTCGGCACGGCATCGCCGAACCGCTCCACGACTTCCGCTCGTTCGTCACTCACGAAACACACGCCCGCTGCTGCCATTTCATAGCAGCGAGGATTGAGACTTTCGGCCGGCGAGCCTTCGCCCGGCTTGCGAAACACGTTCAACACGACACGCGCACCACGCGCGAGGCCGACGACGTCTTCGTTTCGCGTCAGGCCTCCGCGCACGAACTTCTTCAACGGCGACTTCTTCGAGATCGTCTCAGCCGATCCGTAGAGCGCGAGATCGATGCCGGTCCAGTCGATCGCCTCGAAGAACTGCTCGCGCTCCTTGAAGAACGAACCCACGAACAGCACGTCGGACGTCGGCGCGATCGTCATCGAGTCGCAGGCGTCATGCACTCCGCGCCGCCATCCGTGCGGCAGATAACCCGTGTTCGCATTCGCCGCGCGGAAGTGCTCGAGCACGGCGCGCTCGTGCGTCCACACGCCATCGACGAGACCGGAGAGACGCGTCTCGTTCTCCATCTCGTACGGCGTCTCGGTGCAGAGTAGCCACACGCGCAGCCCGGCGCGACGCGCGAGCTCGATGCGATCCGGCAATAGATACATCGCCGAGACGACGATGATGTCTTCGCATCCGCGCTCTAGCGCGCGCTCGACAATGCCGATTGATGCCTGATGCAGCACGTCGCCAGGTGATGGCTTCGGCCACTTGCGATCCTTTGACAGCTTCTTCTGCTGGCGCCAGAGATAGTGCAGATAACCGTTTGCGCGTTCGATGCGCGTGTCAAGACGGAACTCCTCAACGTGCACGCCGTTTGCGCGCAGGCCGTCGACGACTCCCATGTGAACGTCGTGCGTTGCGACGCACGCGCCAGGATGAACGACGAGCACGCGCTTCACGACAACGGCTCCGCAGTCACTTCGTACATGCCCCCTCGATGCTGCCAACGTCGATCAGATTGATCGTCGACCTCGACGTAGGCGATACGTTCTGTCCGTTCGCACAACAGCGCGTTGTACCCGGTCACAGACAGCGTCACGCCCTGAAGCAGCGCGTGAATGCGATCTGAAATCGTCTGCACCGTCGTGCCGCTCGTGCCATTCGCGACGCCCTTGATCACGTACGTGATCGTCTCGTACGCCTGCCGGCGCGATCCGATGCCGTACGTATCCTCGTGCGCCATCTGCGACACGATCACGAACGGCGACGCGACGTCTTGCGGCGCAATGTCGCGATAGACGCCGCCGGGCGCGAGGCCCGACAGCGTTGTGTCGTTCGTGAGCACGGCGATCACGGCCGAGTCGATGGCGCCCGTGCTACTCACCGGACACCTCGAGGCCTTGCGCCTTGATCGCTGACATGATTCGATCGACCATTCCGCGGCGACGACGAATTGCGACCGGGATCACGGTAGGATGTGCCGGACTAGATCCACGGTTCACGCCCTTCTTCGTCGTGCGCGGTCCCGTGCCGAACTCGTAAATTGCGGCATGCGGCGCCGAGCTCTTCACCTTCGCGCGTGCGAAGCTGCCATCCTCGGCCGAACTAATCACCGTCACATGGTCGGACAGGTGCCCGCCGTCGCGCTTGTATCCGCGCATGACGACCGGCGTCTTGACGCGCTCGTACTGCGCGCGGATCTCAGACGCGGCCGCGTCGGCCTCGTCATTGACGATCGCCGCGGCCGCCGACTGCAGGTCGCGCGGCAGGTTCAACAATGCCTGCTTGAACTCGGCGAGGCCTTCGAGCTCGACGCCCATTAGCCGACGACCTCTTCGCACGCGAGCACAAGCTGCCGATCGATCTCGTCGACGTTCTGCAAACCACGCACGAACAAGTACCGCCCTTCGTGCGTGAGACGTGTCGTCATGCCGACGCCGGAGTGGTAAAGCATCGTGACCAAATGCGTGATTTTTCCCTCTACCGTATTGCCGACCAATCGTTCGACATTCGACGCGGTCGCCGGTTCGATACGAGCCCACATGGTCGCCGGCGATGCCGACGAGAATGTCTCTGAGAACCCGCCATCGCCATCAGGAACGCGCGACGGGTTGTCGACCGACACCAAGTTCCGACGCTGTCCGATCGTCGCGTAGCGGGCCATTTACGCCGCCTCCGGTAGCACGTACGGCGCGAG